ACCTGTCCATCGTCGTCAGTTCTCAGGAGTCAGGGGACGAACGGAAGGCCATTGACGAAATCATGACCAAGCTACGGACTCTGGTGGCAGAGACGGGTATTTGTTTATTCCTCGTGTCACACCTCCGGAGATCCCAAGGCAAGGCCCATGAGGACGGCGCTCAGATATCCTTGGGTGAGTTAAGAGGCTCTCAAGCCATTGCACAACTGTCAGACATTGTCATTGGTATGGAACGAGACCAGCAACATGAAAATGAGGATGTCCGGAACACAACCACAGTCCGCGTGTTAAAGAACAGGTACACGGGTGAAACCGGACCTGCCTGTTGGTTGGCCTATGATCGTTCCACGGGTCGTCTGTCGGAAGTCGCTAATCCACACATAGGAGATGACTTTTAATGAATCAAAAAACCATTGTTTATAACCACATAAAAGAAAAAGGTAGTATAACTTCTAAAGAAGCTATTTCTTTATATAACATAACTCGTCTTGCTGCTATTGTTGGTTTTTTAAGGGAAGACGGTATTGAAATAAAAACAGAGTTAGAAGGGCCTAGGTCTTTAGCTAGATACTCTTTTGGTGTGTCTAACCCTGTTCAAATACAACTCACTTTTAGGGAAGAAGTTTTAGAATTAGATGAATAATTTTATTTATCTTGACTTGGAAGCCGACGGTCTCAACCCAACACGCATCTGGTGCGTTGTGACACGGGAAAACGGAGTAAATACTGTACACAAGGACCCAGGGTCTCTCAGAAGGGCTCTAGAAGGCTCTGTGAGCGTCGTAGGCCACAACCTGATAGGTTACGACCTCCCAGTGCTAAAACGTCTCTGGGGCGTTTCTGTGGCTCCTGAGCGCATAGTGGACACTTTGGTGTTGTCTAGGCTTTACGACCCAAGCAGACCCGGTGGACACTCTCTGAAGGTCTGGGGTGAGCTTCTGGGCTTCCCCAAAGGTGACCACGACGATTGGTCCTGCTTATCTACTGCTATGATTGAGTACTGTGAGCGTGACACAGAGGTCACAGAGGCTGTACACAAGCAGTTAGTCAAGGACATGGCAGGTTTCGACCAGAAGTCTATCGACTTGGAACACAAGGTGCAGTACGCCGTACAACAACAGGAGAAAAATGGATGGTTACTTGACCAAAGGTTATCTTATGATCTTTTAGCAACATTTAAGGAGAGAATGAATGAAATTGAAGAAGAATTGCAGGAGAAGTTTCCTCCCATCATACATCAAAGGTGGTCTGAAAAGACTGGTAAGCGACTTAAGGATAGAGTTGAGGTATTCAATGTTGGTTCTAGACAACAGATTGCGCGCCGGTTATCGACGCTTGGTGTTGTCTTTGAGAAAGTCACGGAGAAAGGGAATCCCATCGTTGATGAGGCTGTTCTAGACACCATTGACCTGCCAGAGGCTAGGTCCATTAGTGAGTACTTGATGCTACAAAAGAGATACGCACAGGTCCACTCATGGCTAGAACATGTGCAGGACGATGGGAGAGTTCATGGCCGTGTCATTAGCAACGGTGCAGTCACTGGACGCATGACCCACCAGAGTCCCAACATGGCTCAGGTCCCAGCAAGCCACAGCCCCTACGGGCATGAGTGTCGCTCCTGCTGGACTGTTCCTGAAGGGAAGAAACTAGTAGGTTTCGACGCCAGTGGTCTTGAGCTACGAATGTTGGCACACTACATGGACGATAAGGAGTTTACTAATGTCCTCCTCACCGAAGATATACACACAAGAAATCAACTGGCTGCGGGGCTGGAAACAAGACCTCAAGCTAAGACTTTCATCTACGCTTTCCTCTACGGAGCAGGAGATGCAAAAATTGGAACCATCGTTGGAGGAAGCGCAAAAGACGGCGCAGATCTTAAACGACGATTTCTATCAAATACACCTTCTCTTGAAAGTCTACGAGACCGCGTTGCTAGAGCATCTGGGCGAGGCTATCTCACAGGACTTGATGGACGCAGACTTCGAGTTCGATCTGAACATGCTGCATTGAATACACTACTTCAGGCGGCAGGGGCTATCGTGATGAAGCAAGCGTTGGTCATCTTGGACAACTACGCACGACAGTGGAAACTTGACTATAAATTCATAGGTAATATACATGATGAAGTACAATCGGAGGTGGCTGCAGACCAAGCAGAGAAGTACGGCTGGCTCGCAGTGGAGTGCCTCAAGGCGGCAGGTATGGAGTTCAACCTCCGATGTCCCCTTGACGGAGAATACAAAGTTGGAACAACGTGGGCAGAAACCCACTGAGGTAAACGTATGAAGAGCGTGTACACACTGGTCTCTGACATCTACAAACTGATGGAGACAAAAGAAGTAGCAGAAGGCGTGGACCTAGAGGCTCATATTGAGCTATTCGGAGAGAACGTCAAGGAACTCATGCGTAACGAGTTTGGTGGACGTAAGCGTGACGGACGTAAGCTACGCATGTCCAACATTGGGCGCGAAGACCGTTACCTCTGGAATGTCTACAATGACGTAGAGAAGTCCGACGACATACAAGGTCACACCTATGTCAAGTTCCTCTATGGGCATCTTATTGAGGAAATGCTATTGTTCCTAACTAGAGCCGCAGGTCATGAGGTAACGGATGAGCAGAAAAAGTGTGAAGTTAATGGCATTACAGGTTCGATGGACTGTAAAATCAACGGCATTGTTACTGACGTTAAATCTGTATCGACTTATGGGTTTAGGAAATTCAAAGACGGCACACTGGCTTATGACGACCCATTTGGCTACGTGGCTCAAATTAAAGGATACGCATATTCAGAGGGTGCTACTAAATTTGGATGGTTAGCCATGGACAAACAGAATGGATATCTGACGTACCTTATGTACGATCAGGAGGACACTCAGGCTCCTGTCTATGACCTAATCAGCTATGACATATCGGAGCGCATTGACCACGTAAAAAAGCTAGTGGAGCATCCAACCCCACCCGACGTATGCTACGGCACTATCGCAGATGGAAAGAGTGGGAACCAGAAACTCGCCGTCGGATGCTCCTACTGTTCCTACAAAAAGGTATGTTGGCCTACCGTTCGCGCCTTCGCCTACTCCTCAGGTCCAAGATATTTAACGGAGGTTATTAATGAGCCGAAGGTCCAAGAAATCACGCTTTCGTAGCACATTTGAAGAAGACGTTTCTAAATTACTAAAAGGTTTTGACTATGAGCCCTTCACCGTCCCCTACACCATTCAGCGCAGTTATCGTCCTGATTTTGTTCACAGCGCCTCTGGTGTTCTCGTGGAATGCAAGGGGTACTTTAGAGACGGAGACACCAAGAAGTACACCAGCATCAGAGATAGTCTGCCAGCAGGACAAGAGCTTGTCTTCGTACTGATGCAACCTAACAAAAGGATACGCAAGGGGGCTAAAATGACTATGTCAGAATGGTGTGACAAAGAGAATATTTTATGGTATACTATAGAGACACTACAGGAGTTGATTGACCATGTCGCTAACACTAGAGGAAGTTAAGGAGCGCCTCTTGAAAACCTTTGACCCAGACGACCTGCTGGAGGCTCTACAGATAACCTCAGAGCAGTTACTGGAAAGGTTTGAGGACAAACTAATCAACAGACTAGACGTGTTTGAACAAGAGCTAGAGGAGGAAGAGAATGAGTATTGATGACGCGACTCCTGAAGAGTGGGACACAGTCAGAGCATTGAACAACCTGTCTATTAGGAAGCCGAAGCAGGTAGACCCTGTGGAGCAACCTGACCACTACAACAAGGGAGCAATCGAAGCCATCGAAGCAATCAAAGCGTCCATGCCTGAACAAGAGTTCAACGGTTATCTCAAGGGTAACGCACTGAAGTACCTCTGGCGCTATGACTACAAGGGCAAACCAGTAGAGGACTTACGTAAGTGTCGCTGGTACATCGAACGACTAATCAAGGAAATAAATTAATGGACGCATATCAACAATACATACACAAGTCTCGTTACGCTCGTTACCTACCAGAGGAACAGCGACGGGAGACTTGGGAAGAAACAATCGACAGATACTTAAACTTCTGGGTTGAGAAGGGTAAGCTAACACTAGAAGAAGCCAACGGTATCTTTGCAGACATTCACGACATGAACGTGATGCCCAGCATGAGAGCTTTGATGACCGCTGGTGAGGCTCTTGACCGTGACAATGTAGCTGGCTTCAACTGCTCCTACTTACCCATCGACCACCCCAAAGCGTTTGACGAAATGATGTACGTCCTGATGTGCGGTACAGGCGTGGGCTTCTCTGTTGAACGACAGTACGTATCTAAACTACCTGAAGTAGCGGAGGAATTTCATGACACCGATACCGTTATACACGTCGCCGATTCTAAAATTGGCTGGGCTAAAGCATACAGAGAACTTATTAGCTTGCTCTATTCGGGCCAGCTTCCAAAGTGGGACGTATCTGGAGTACGACCTGCAGGCGCAACCCTTAAGACCTTCGGCGGTAGAGCATCTGGTCCAGAACCTCTTGTCGATCTGTTTAATTTCACCGTTGACGTCTTTCGGGAAGCTCATGGACGTAAACTCTCCTCAATCGAATGTCACGATCTCTGCTGTAAGATTGCACAGATCGTCGTTGTCGGGGGAGTTCGCAGAAGTGCTCTCATCAGTCTGTCTAACCTCACTGACGACAGACTCCGACGATGCAAGTCAGGCCAATGGTGGCAAGACAATCCTCAGCGTGGCCTAGCCAACAACAGTGCATGTTACACAGAGAAGCCGGACTTTGAGGCGTTTTTAAATGAGTGGAAAAGTTTATACGAGTCCCGCTCCGGAGAACGAGGTATGTTCTCTAGAGTCGCAAGTCAAAAACAAGCTGCAAAGAACGAGCGACGAGATGCTACCTATGATTTTGGAACTAATCCA